GGCTGGTGCTCTAGGAAATATCCAGCCGTCGGCTTTGTTGGTCACTGCTTTGGTGGCGTCAGGAAGACCTTTTACTAAAACATTCTTGCCCAAGGCAGTGGCTTCGCTGCGAGCAATAGAAGAAATATTTTTGTTCTTGAATGTTTGATTCAGTCTTGCGCCTTTTTGTACAGCACCGATCAAGCCCAGCACTGAGCCACTTTGTAGGTCGCCAATGATGCCAGCACCTGTTTCCAGCAGTCCGCCTTGTCCAAACACTGTGGCTGTGCTGCCTGGTCTGGCAATAGGACTGGTGGTTTTGTCGTAGTGTGCAGGATCAGCAAAACCTATTATGTTGGCATCGCCGCCGTTGCGTGGATCACCGATGGCGCCAGAATAGTATTTCACAGTTTCATAAGCCACGGTCATTGAATTTTGCATGATACCGCCACCTTCAGCATAACTGTACTGATCATGACTCCAGTTGGTTATCAGCGGATTGATCAAGATGTACTCAGCAAACTTGTGCTGATCCATACCGTAGATTCTGATGTCTCTGAAAAACGGTGGCTTGCCCGAAGTCAATGTTGATGCGCCATCATTATATGCTTCGCCAATGTAGCCCCAATCATTCACATTGCCCAGACGTTGTTGACTGTAGAGGTCTCGACCGTTGTATCCAAAGCCGGCCACGCGACTGGCATCTTCACCATTGCTGCCGTTGTTGTTGTTGGGTTCTAGGTATCGTTGAGCTGGATCTTTGTAGTAATAGCTCATGTAGTAATACCAAAGTTTTCTTATGAGGTCGTTGCTGGTGTCATGGAACACCACACTCACAGGTTCATAGTTTAGTTTGGTCTGAACGATTCTTTTGCGGTTGTACTGATTTAATGTTTCTGTTTCAATATTGTACTTGGGCAGGTCCACAGTTTTCACTGCCAGGCTTATGTTGTTGATGTCATCTGGATCAGGAAAGGCGCCCTTTAAAAAAGGCACCTCAGCTGTGTTCAAAGTAAAACTCACATGGAAGAGAAACTTGAATCGTGGCTTGAGTTCGTAGGCATTGGTGGTAAATGTTTTGCTTGCGTGAGTGTAATCACGCAAGCTGTTGTTGCCTACGAACCCTTTCAAGAAGTCCTGGCCAAATGACGGCATGTTTAGACGCCTGAGCCGGTTACCACATCACCTAAGGCACGTCCGATTTCAGTACCAACGCCTGAACCTTCAGGAGTTTGATTAGCGTTGTCGTAAGCAATGGTCATGGCAATTGTGACTGCTTCGTTGGTGCCATAATTGAGTTCACCGTAGTCAGCTCCTTTGAGGTAGCAGCCATACAGTTCCCATGTTTCAAGTACCACAGGTGCATTGGCACCGTTGCCACCATCCAACACTTCAATCTTGGTAAGGAATTTGTAGTCAATACCAGCTGCGGCTGAACTCATTTCCAAAAAGTCCATTTGTTTCTGGAATTGTTCGCCAATCAAGCGACTCACTGCACCTGATGCATCATCTCTTATGGTGCAAGCAATGTCTGCCCAGGCATGTCGTCCCGCCAACTTCAACGTTGAGTTGTAGATGGGCAGTGCTATTTCTTCAAAGGTCAAGTTGGGTCGTGCCACGCTGAGCACTTGCTTGGTTAATTCGGTTCTTGGAGTGCTTACCCCAAAGTTTTCAAACATCACTCTAAAGCGATATCTGAGTTTGGGCATCAACAGGCCTTGGGTGGTAGAACTTTGATCACTTGCCAAGGGTACTGTCATTCTCTGTAATGATGAAACTGCCATTTGTTATCTCCTATATGTTTATTTAGCTGAATAGGTGACCGGAAAAACTCCGGCCACTTTCATCATTGTCCACCTGAAATGGCTCCGGTATTCTTGATACGCAGTGGAATGTATATGAATTCCACAGCCTTCACTGGTTCAATGGCCACATCCAAATAAAGTTCATTGCGATCGATTCTAGCAGGTGTATTGTTGCTGTCGTCACACACTACCAGGTAGTCATAGATGGCACGTTTGGCTATCAAATCAATCATCAAACTGTTTGTGGTATTGAGTATTTCATTACGTGTGATCTGGTCATTGGGTTCAAACAAATACAGTTTGCCAATTTCTTCCAGGCGTCCACGCAAGAATACTATGAGTCGGGCCACATTGATACGATCCAGCGCAGTGGTAGCACCTTGACGAGTTTTGTTGCCAAAGTTGGTTATGCCCACTCCTGGTATAAAGGTAATGGGATTGATGTTGTTTTCGTACAAGACATCACGCAAGCCTTGACCAATAGCAGTTTGCACAAACTCTCCTGTGGTGGCTTCAATGTAACCGATTGCAGTTGCATTGTCAACCACACCACGACGTGTGCCAGCAGGTGCCAACCATGGATAACTCACTGCATCACTGCGCAGGATTGTGCGTATCATCATGTGACTGGGCGGTGCTACCACAGTGTTGCCTGACAGGTCATTGGTCTGACATGAAGGATAGAACACAGCAGCATAAGCACTGCCAATAATCAACCCATCTTCAGTTGGCAATCCAAGTCCGCCGTTGTTGGTGGCATAGGTGGCAAGATCTGTACCATTTGCTCCTAGACGCATGGGAGTGTCGCCCACAACAAACAATGTGTTTGATCGTTCATTGCTGAGTGCTACCAGATTGGTGGCCAATTCAGGATAACCAGGTGCTGCTATCAAGTTGAATTGATTTTGTTCTTCTCTAGCAGTCAGGCTGGTATCGATACCGGCTCGCATGGCTCTGATTACTAGAGCTCGTTGTGCTTGACGTCCTGCATACATGCTACCGTTGGCTTTGTTGCCGCTGGTGGTAACCCAGGTGTAACTGTACAATGGCAAGTTTGCATTGTTTGTGGGGGCAGCAGGATTGTAAGCACCGGCATCAGGATAATTGGCAGTGGTGAAATAGTTGGTAGTAAACTTTTTGACATTGTAACCACTTCTGCGTGTGTTGAACAACAACATGCCTTGGGGGTACAGTGCAGGATCAGGTGCATCCAAGTCCAGGTGGTTACTGGTCAACAAGCTGGTTATGGTGGGAATGTCATCAGTCACAGGATCGGTAGCGCCACTGGTGCTCCAACGTGCATCAGCAAACAACACACCATTTTGTGTGACTTGGTCTGTGGTGTCCACTGAGACCCATTGCTCCAGTCCGTCCACTTGTTCCCAACGATACAGTGCAGGATACGCTTCTAAGTCACTGGTGTCAATCCAAAGATCGCCCAGTTCCAAAGGTGATTCGGCTGTGTCGTTTTGTGTCAGAGGAGCTGATGCAGCCACTATAGGGCCACTGGCATTGGTCAAGCTGAGATCAAAGCCACGCACGTCATTGGTCACATTTTGATAACCACGCCAAGCACCATTGTCTTGAATCATGATATCTGCTTCGTCCACAGTACTGTAGTACCACAGTCTGCCATTGGCAGGATTTTGATCTGGTGCATTGTCGCTGGCAGTGTAGGTAAACTGTGGGCTTGTTACCCAATTAGACAACACAAGGAAGCCGCCGCCCAGTGGCTCGGCTCTGACGTATGTGGTTGATGTGGAAAAACCTGCTGTGGTCAGCGGTGTGCCTGTATCAGGGCCTACAAAAATAGTACCACCTTGCGAATGTGTAAACACAATTTTGCCTGAGCTGTTGACACTGGCGCTGACAAATGGTATGTTGGCCAGGCTCACCGCTGAGATAAAATCAGCTACTAAACCTGTGCCTGCAATGGTCACTGTGGCAGTGTTTATTGTGGCTGTGCCAGCTTCGGTGGCCTGTAGGAAAAATGTATTGCCTGGAGTAAATGCAGTGCCAGTGGGAGTGGTTGTGCCTGTTACTATGGTGGCTCCCAGTGCAGCTCTTTCCAACAGAAGGAAAGCACTGTTGGAATTTGGAGTTGTTGTCGAAGCCAAGCTGTTGTACTGTGTATAGGTTGTGCCCACAGGTATGTTCTTGCCGCCACCAGTGGGGTCAAGATTGAATATGGCCTGTGCATCATCAGTAAACAATGGAGCAGTTTGAGTTATAAACACATCCAACGCAGCCGAATATTGTTTAACTTGTAGACTCATGCCTGCATTAACTGGGCTGAGATTTTGCCACACGCTGCCGGTGGGATGCGGTGCTGTGTTCACCCCAGTGCCTGTGTCTGAAGTTCTCCATCTTGGAGCCTGATAACTGTAACCTGGGAAATAAGCAGGTGAACGATATTCCAAGGCTGCAATACCCAATGCAGTCAGCAATGCTGTGCCGCCAGTGGGTCCTGGTATGATAGAAACCAAACCGCCTGACGCAGTTGATCCATCATTGGTGGCCTGACTGTTGGCATAAATGGCCAGGCTGCCGCCTACATTGGCAGCACTCACGCCAGTGATAGCGGCTGCATTGATAGTGTTGACAAATCCGTTCACAGTGTTGGTAGCACCCACAGTTACCAAATTACCATTCAAATAGATTTGGGCGCCAATGGTCAGTGTTGACGGAGTGGTTGATCCAACCACCGCAGGCCAAGATATTTTCCAAGCATCTGTACCCACTTGCACCCAGTCGTTGTCGTCATTTTTGTAGTACATGGGATTGTTCAATGACACCGCACTTACTGCATAGTCCCCAACACTGCCAAATGATGGAATGGGAGTGTAATCACCACCAGTATAGTTTACCACGTTCACAGTGTCTGTGATTACCAGTGGAGTTTTTGTGGTAAATGTAGCTGAAGTTTGATTCCATTCTTGAACTCCCCACACTGTGGTAGAAGTATCCAACCAATAAGTGCCGTTGTTGGGATTGCCTGTGGGGCGACTCAAGGTAGCTGACAGTTCAGTCAAGTCAATGTCAACACGTTGAATGTAAGCGCGATTCGACACACCCAGTGCAGAGTACGCTGCCAACAAACCGTACTCGTTGAGTTCGTATCCGTTGATTGGGGTACCAGCAGTGGTGCTGTAGAAAAATGGCACACCAAATGTGGCTGCAAGATCACGCTGACTGGTTATGAGATATGTTTTATTGGCATTGGCAGCAGTGGTGCCTGCTGCAATTCCTATGCCAGCAGCGTCAGCTTTGTTTTGAGCTGTGGCCACAAGAAAATACGGGACTGTGTTTACCGCAGAAGGGATATATTGACTCTCGTCAATTACTACTACTTCTACGCCAGGTGATGTTAGTGCCATGATTACTTCCTTTTCAAGTTATGGATATTTATTGGCATATCCAAAAAAAGGGCGTTTACGGTGGCCTATATATAGGTCCGTAAACTAAATAGCTGTATGAGACCCATGTGCCAAGTATGCAATGTTCGACACAGAGCCATTGCTTATCACAAATACGATCGAGTTTACTATCATTCTCGATGCACGGTGTGCCTTCGCAAAAATAAAAAACTAAAACCACCTGTTCCACGCTGGCAAACTGAAGGCTACAAGAAAAAACCCGCATGCGATAGATGCGGGTTCAAAGCAAGATTTGCCAATCAGTTACTGGTGTATCACATTGATGGCGATCTCAACAATGCCACTGTGAGAAACTTGCGCACAGTTTGTCGTAACTGTGTGGAAGAAATAACTCGTACAGAAGTTACTTGGCGGGCGGGTGATCTTGAACCAGACGTTTGACTTGTTGATATAAGTCATCCAGGGTGCCATTGTTGTCCAACACCACATCAAATATGGTGCCTACCCAGGCAGTTTCTGAGTCATGCACACC